GTAGAAGTACGCCGCAACTTGAGAGGTGCCATCAATTCTGCCAAAGCTATCACCGGCAACGTCGCGGTGATGAAGCAGGAAATACGCCAGAACCGTAGGCTTCTCAAGGATACTGACACCCAGATAATCCAACTAGAGAAGCGCGTAGAACGCCTGTCGATCCAGGCAGAAGAACACTACAACTCCATGGCATACGAGCAGCGTCCCACTCCTGCTGATCTACAGCTAACTGAAGAGACCGAGTCCATCCAGGAGACCATCAACAAGCTGAAAGATATACGCTCCTGGGTGGGAGAGGGCGATGAGGAAGCTTTAACTTCACTCAAACTCAGGGAGCTCGAATCGGCCCTGCAAGAACTCTCTGATCGGGTTAGGGGCGTGGATGAGGTACAGGGGGCTATCCATGATTACCGCGTTGTCCGCACTGAGAAGTTAAAAGCTGTAGGTGCCCGCGATACCGTGGATATTGAGGCTGAGATAGCAAAAACCATGAAGCTACTTGACCGCGCTACAGCCCGTGGCTCCAAGACCATAGATAAGCATCGACTGAGGGTGTCTGAGCTTGAGGATGAGCTGGGAGCAGCAACTAGGAACAGGGAAGGCAGTGAAGCATCAGCGATGGAGACTCGCCGCATCAACGCAGTGTGGCGTCAGGTGGACCGCCTTAAGATAGATGAGATAACTTCTGAGGAACTGGGCAGGCCCATCGCGCAGGGGCCAGGGGGCGACTTAATCGGTACAGGGAAGGGGCCCGTCTCTCCAGTGCGTCGTAGGGGAGGTAAGATAGTCAGGTTGAAGCAGCCCTTCACGCCACCCAAGGAAGAAGGCCCTGCCAGGGATTTCGCCAATGCGGTCAACCTGGCTGATGAGCTGGATGTTGCCACTAACGACCTGCTCCAGCAGAGCGATATCCTCCAGCGTGAATTAGACGACATGGCCACCCAGGAATCCAAGCTGGCGGATGAGCTCACCCAGTCCAACGAGTCCATACGCCGAAACGCCAACCGTGAACGCCTACTGCTGAAGCAGGAGCATGGCCTCAGTTCGATGCGCCGTGCTCTCCGCAACATGGAGATAGAGCAGAAGCGCATAGAGCGGGTTATGGACAAAGAGGAGGAACTGGCGATCCGGTCAACTGCAAGAGAGGAAGCCAGGGCGGTGAAGAACGAGCTCCAGATACAGAAGTTCGGCGTCAAGATGGACAAATTGCAGGCAGAGATAGACAGCATGGCAGTGGAGTGGAAGAAGAGTCTGGAAGTTGCCAGACGCCCCATCCCCCACGACATGGTTATCCCTCTCCCAGGCCTCGGGGGCTACTACTTCCCCGACACCGTAGCCAACGCCGCCCGCGTCTACATGAGAGATGTTGAGCCGGGCATATTGGGCAAAGCTTATGATGGCTTCAACAGCCTCTACCGGGGCGCACGGGGCACCATGGATAACTCCTACATGCTGGTGCAGGGCCTCCTACGCATGTACGACAACCCTCAAAAATGGAAGAATGCCCTCGAGCTCAGCTACAAGGCGTGGGGCCTGACACGCGATGAACTCAAGGGAGAGCGTGCCATAGATGCTTTCTTCCGCCATGCCAGTGAGAAGGCGGTACAGAAGGGGCTGCCTACCCCTGACGAGATGGCAGCCCATGGTCTCGTAGTAACCGGCGCGGACACGGAGTTCATGCTGGGCCGTGGGATATTTACTGGTTTGGGGAACTTGCCCGTCATACGCAACGCCAACCGCGCCTTCGGTGCCACCGGGGACGCGATGCGGGTGGAATGGGCCTACGATATGCTCGAGGGAATGCTCAAGACCAAGACCCTCCGCCAGATAATAGATGATGGCGATATGGCGGATATGGTAGGTGTTATCAACAACGCCACCGGCTGGTCTAAGGGCCGCTTCGGTGGGGCTGCGGGTGACTTACTCCTCTTCGCTCCCCGCTTCCTGAATTCCCGTTTCGAGACTCTGGTCAAAGCTGTAAGGGGAGCCCCCTCACTGATACCAGGATTAACGCGCCCTTACGGACAGGAAGGAGGAATCAACCCTACTGTAGGACAGCGCATCGCGGCCCGCTCCATGCTCAAGATGGCAGCCGGTGCCGCCACTATGACCTACCTCCTGAATGCCATGCAAGGCCGGGAAACTGATTGGAACCCGGTGAGGAAGATAGGAGCAGGAACGGCTGGAGAACGCTGGATAAAGAACTCCAACTTCATGCGGATCAACGCTTTCGGCCAGGACATCTCCCTCCTCGGCACCTGGGACTCCCTCCTCGGCCTGATAATCACTTCCGGTGCCATACTTGAAGAAGGCGGCCCCCATGTAGCCATGCGCGGTATGTCTTCCGGTGGTGTAGCTCTGGCCTGGGACTTCATATCAGGCACCAATGCCGTGGGTGAGCCCATCCGCAACTCCAAAGAGCAAGTAGGTTACCGCCTTTTATCCACGTTCATGCCCTTCTCCGGTGAAGAGATACTGGGACGCCCAGGCCCCGGCACCGGCCAGATAGGCGAGATGCAGAAGTTCATGAATCAGATAGGATACGACCAGGAGGAGCTCCACGAGAAAGGGGAGACTACCACATGGGGTATGCGCGGCAAGTGGGGCCTGGAGATCATGGGCCGCGTTGGCATGACAGCCTTCGAGCTCCATGGAGGCAAGAGCTATCCTATGTCTACTCGCGAAGAGCTCATGGAACTCCGCCTTGAGCATGGCAGGAACCTCCTGGAGCGTGGCGATTTCGAGAGGGACTCCACAGGCAGGATACGCTCCAACGACGAGATGGAGCAGCTTGAGGACCTGTTCTCCCAGGACGCCTGGTTCTTCCCCTGGGGGTCCGTTCCCGCCGACATCCGCCGGTTGATAAATGAGGACCCCGAGATAGACACCATGTCTACCCTGCGCCAGGAGGAGCTTGTCCACCGTAACGACCAGCTTACCCAATACCGGACAAAGGTCGAAGAAAGGAAGGACGGGCGCAACCAGCAGATACTCGGTTTACAGATGGAGTATGGCAACGAGGACCCCACTGGCCCATGGAGGAATGGAGAGGCCCTTCGTGAGGGTATCAACAAGGCCGACCGGGACTACGCGCTAGACCTGCAACGGCTGAAGGAGGACAACGCCCAACTTCTAGCCGGGTTGGAGCGCACGGAAGAGCCCGATGCCTACTTCGACAAAGCCTTCGCCCGCTGGGCCCAGCTCATGTATGCAGACCCGGCTCTAGAGGACAATCTAGGCCGCCGAAACTGGGACCAGGTTGACGCGAATGAGGCCCAATTCGTATCTGAGTACGGCGAAAGTATGAAGGCAAGTATCCGCGTTTTCCTGGACGAGAATGACCCGCCCATAGTCCAGGAGATGGACCGCCTGAAGAAGATAGTGGAGCCCTACTGGGAAGTTGCTGATAAGATGCGGGATTCGATACTCAGATTACCGGCACCAGAGAAAGACAAGGAAGCATTTCGGGTCTGGCTCCATTACCGGAAGACTAATCCCCAGAAAGCCAAGTTATTCGCGAATACCCCACTCGTCACTACATATAATAAGGCAGTGGATGGTATGAGGGTGGCTATGACTACTGAGGGATATCCAGGTGCAGGGGTTATAGACGCTGCTGGGATCAAGCTAGGGTATTGGGGCTCTATTAAGGGCTTGAGTACTAGAGAGGGTGCGGAGGAGCTGATAGGGACCATACGAGAGTAAGATAGCTCCCGCTAGACAAACTTACAAGTATATGTTTAGGCTATAGACAAGTGATTTCTCCACAGGAGTATTGCTGATGGTAACGATACCTGAACCAGAACCAGAACCAGTAGAAGAAGTAGACTTTCAGGCAAGAGCCGCTGAGCTGGAGTCCCAGGTCGCCAAGCTAGAAAACGACCTGCGCTCCAAAGATGGGCAACGCCGAAGAGACACGGACAGGGACGCAGAACTGGCTGGATTCAAGGACGAGCTGTCTGCCATGCGCCGGGTGTTCTCCACCTATATGGACAACTACAACGGCAATCCAGAGGTGCAGCAGCAGATCGACCAAATCAACCAGGAAGTGGCTCAGAGTCATAGCACCAGGGACTTCAATTCCCGCTATGAGAAAGAGCAAGAGCGTCTTCTCTCCATGGTCCAGGATGCGGAAGGCAATCTCCTCGTAAGCGAGGACGATGCAACGAAGCTCCAGACCGAGTGGCAAACCGCGTGGCAGAAGGCCAACGAGGGCTCTATGGAACAGGTATACGACGTTCAGATAGAAGCCCAACGTATGGTCCTCCAGGAAGAGCGACGCAAGGCCGACTCCGACAAAAAGGCCCTCAGAGAAGAGGCCAAAGAGGCCAGCAAGAAGGCCCTGGAGAAGGCAGGCATCAACAACCTGGACACGGGAGCCGCCATCGCAGGCGGGTCCGAGGAGCTACACGGGACAGCCCTTATAGAACGGGGACTCCGTATCCGCAACTTGTAACCGAGGAGGCTGGCGATGCCAACCCTTTCCGAGTACCAGAAACTCGCCAACGACGACGTCATCGCGGGTGTTTTCGACAACATCATCACGGCGTCAGAGCTGGCCCCATTCCTGCAATTTCGCAGCTTCTCAGGCAACTCTCTGGTCTACAACCGGGAGAACACGCTGGGTGCTGCCGCTACTCACCAGATAGGTGATACCTGGGCCGAGACCGAGCCCACTTACACGAAGAAGACCGTCGCGCTGACGACCGTCGGTATCCAGCACGCTATGGACCGATTCGCCAGGCAGACCATCGACAATGTGCAGTCCCAGGAAGCTGTCCTGCTTTCCAAGATGGCCAAGTCCATCGCTCGCAAGCTGGAAGACCTCCTGCTCAACGGCAACTCCGGTTCCGTCTCCACGGAGCCCGAGGGACTGACCTCCCTCCTCATCAGCGACTCCCGCCTCCTTATGATGGACGACGGCTCAACGCCTTCCACCATCGCCGGGGACGAGACCGAGCTGGCCCTTGACCGCCTGGACGCCATGATAGACATGGTGGAGCAGGGCAAGCCCGACTTCCTGATGATGAACAAGACCATGCGGCGCAAGATGACTGCCCTGGCCCGAGCCACCGGCAGCGGGGTGGTATTGAATGAGGCGGCTATGTTTGGCCACACGTTCACTACTTACAACAGCATCCCGATAGTCATCAACGACTACATCTCCAACAGCGAACAGTACGAGAACGCGGCTGGTTGGGGCTCCTCATCCGCAACGACCATCTACGCGGTCAAGACCGGCGAGGAGAAACAAGGCTGGACCATGATCCATAACGGCGGCGTCCTGGAGCCCGACGTTCAACGCCTGGGCACCAAGTTCGACAAGAACGAGGACAGCTACCGAATGGCAGTTTACCTGAACGCCGTGATCTACTCGGCCAAGTCCTGTGCGGCCCTGGCTGGTATCGACTCGGCGGCCTAATCGGAACACCCCTCCTGTTGAGCATAGTTCCGTAATCTGATGATAGGAGGAAAGCCTAATGGCTGACCCACATATATTTAAAGCTGAAAATGTGTTCGCTGCGACTATAGGTTCCACGGACGTAACCGCTGGAGACATGATGTACTTCGACGGCACCGACTGGGAACTGGCAGATGCTTCTGCTCACACCACCTTTTGCGAAGCGATGGCGGTTAACACCTACGACTCTGGTGATGTAGGCGTACTCTGCACTGGTGGCATCCTGGTTGACAGTGATGCTCCCTACACGCAGGGCACGGCTCTGTACCTGTCAGAGACTGCTGGTGCTATCACAGCCACCATCCCGACAACTAACGCTGCCATAAAGCAGGTCGTTGGTTTTACCCTATCCACCTCTGAGGTCAGAGTTGGCATCCGTATCCCGAGCTACCAGAACCAGTTCTTCCC